CGCTGTGATTTTGTCAATTTGTGCGTCAATTGTTTTGGTCCTTGTTTCTCCTGGCCAATGTATATAATCACGCTCAGGATTTTTCTTTAAATTATAAAGTAGAGGCAAGATCATATCCTCGACTTCTCTCAACTTCGATGAAACTTCTTGTTGTAGTAGTGCCTTGTGTTCAGCGACGATACCTGTTGCATCTGTGCCTGTAATTCTGGCAGAGAGTTCAGACAGTTTCGCCATAATCTCATCTTGGGCAGCATTGTCAACTGATGCTGGTTGCGGAACATGAATTACAGTTTCGGTTGGATCTTCGAATGTGAATCCAAAATCATACGTTTTGTCGGACATTTTTCTGAATATACCTTTTTGCTCGTTTCTCTAGAGATTTGATTGCCATGTCGCGCTTTAGTTTTGATGCTCTATCCATAAAATTCATACCGATCATATGATCGTATTCATGGAGAGCGATTCTTGCCTCTAGACCAGCAAGTTGCTCAACGACATATTCGCCATCGACATTACGATATGAAATGGTAACTTCCTCTGGTCGACGGATGTTTAACCAGATACCAGGAAGACTCAAACAACCTTCAGTCGCAATATTGTTTTTGTCAGAAAGAGAAACAATCGTTGGATTAAAGATATTCTTTCTGTTTGTTTCATCAGTTCCCATAACGAAAACCTTTGCATCGATACCAACTTGATTGGCAGAAAGACCAAGTCCCTTTAGTTCTCGACACTTTGTCCACAAAGCATCCGAGAGTTCTTGTGCATTCTGAGTTTCAAAATCAAATTCAACGGGGATCTCTCTTAAAAGAGGATCACTAATCTTCAACAGTTCCATTATACCACCATTTCACTATAATTGTTTTTCTTCTCAAACTTTATCAAACTGCGGAACTTATCGAACAGTTGATCACCCTTGTGACTGATAACAAACGTATTCGTTTCTTCTCCAAGAGTATCTAGTAATGCCATTACATAATCAGTTCCATTGTTATCTAGAGAACTGTCAAACACTTCATCGAGAATCAGCAGGTTAGTCGCAACGCTGTTCTTCATCTTAGCGATTGTACGCCAAGTAAACAGCAGCGCCAGATCGATTCTTTGTTTCTCACCTTCACTGAACGAAGCATAACTAAAGTCATCACGGTGACGAGACTTAATCGTTTCGTCAAACTTCTCGTCTAGATTAAACTGAACGAAAAAGTCCATGGCAGTTAGATATTTATTCACCAATTTATTGATAACTGGAAGGTACTGCCGAATAATTTTAGTCTTAATACCAGTGTCCTTGAGTAATGTCGAAACAGCGTCCATGTAATGCTTTTCTTCATTCAGGTTCGCCTTCTCGGAATTCTGCGCAAGAACATCCTTCGCGAATGTCTTTAGTTTATCTTTCTCGCCATCAATGTCTGCAGTCTTTGTAGCAATGTCATTCAGTTCTAGATTGAGTGCTTGGATTAATCTTTGTTGAACAATAATCTCATTGTTATGAGTAATGATCTCTTTATTCAGTCCTGAAATTTGTTCGGAAAGAACATCATTCTCCGCGATAAGTTCTTCAAGTTTTGCAAATTCTTTCTGGAGTTTTTCCATTCCTGAAGATAGTTCTTGGATTTTCTCTTGTCTGGATGATACGATGGTCTCTTTATGATCATGAGCAATGCCTTGCCGACACGTCGGACACTCATCCGTGCCCTCATAGAACGCCACCTCCTTTTGAAGATCTCGGAGTTGAGTGGAAAATTTGGTTTTAAATTGATCGAGTTTCTTTTGTTTTGATGCGAGATCTCCGAGTGCTGCCGAAGCATCCTCATGCGCAACCTTTTCACTCTCAAGCGTAGCAACGAGACTCTGGAACTGGACGATTGATAGTTCTCCCGCTTCAATTCTCGTAACAATTTCATCTGATCGCTTCTCCTTGTTTGCTTCAAGAGTATCTACATATTCTTTTTGTAGAGTTGCTTTCTGTTTTAGAACCTCGAGACGACTATCTGCAGCAGTCAACTTATCTTTGATCTCAATAAGTTTATCCTTCAACACACTATTCATCGTAGTGAAGATCTGAATATCAAGAATGTCTTCAATGATTTCGCGACGAGTGAACGCAGGAAGTTGCATAAATGGTGTAAAGGATGCGCTTCCCAGAATAACAATCTGAGTGAACGACTTATAATTCATCTTGAGAATTGATTCTTCAAGATACTTCTGGTAGTCGCGAGCAGCAGCGTCTTGATTGATCAGTTCACCATCTACATAAATCTCAAACACATTTGGTTTGATTCCACGTATAATCTTATATGATTTGCGACCAGTTTGAAACTCAATCTCTATCAGCATGTTCTTCTTGTTGATAGAGTTTACCAACTGCGGTTTGTTAATGTTACGAAACGGTTTGTTGAAGAGAACAAAACAAAGCGCATCGAGCATCGTCGATTTACCACCACCATTCTCACCAATGATTAGTGTACTAGGAGAACGGTTCAATTTAATTTCCGTAAACTGATTACCAGTCGACAGAAGATTCTTCCATCGAAGTGCTGCAAAATTTATCATACTGTAACGTTCTGTGCCTCAACATAGAGAGTCTGTAAAATAGACTTGATCCGAGTCTTTTCTAAATCGGTTGAGATAGTATCAACGAAATCCGAAAGAACAGTCATAGTATCCTCGACATTGAATTCTTCGTCGTCCATCGCTTCAGTCTCAAACTCAGAGAAGTCTTCAATGATCTTTAGTTCGAGAAGATTGCAGTCATATAGTTTGTCTACGAAACGATCAAACTTGTAGAAGTCTGTTTTCTTTACGACAATCAACCGAACGCAAGTTCCAACAAATACACTAAGATCAAGCAAACTGATATCGCCAACAGTGTCGTCATAATAGATTTTGTGAAATATTCTATTCGGGTTTTCATAAAATTCTATCTCATTAGTTTCCGTATCATAGATGTGATACCCTCGAGGATCGTTATAATCAGACCAAGTAAACTCATAAGTATTACCAAGATAAACAATATTACCGATACGACTACGATGATGGAAATGCCCAGAACAAACAAGAGGAAACTTGCTGAAAAGTTTAGTATCCATTCCATGATCATTCGTATGCCCACGATACATTTGGAAACCAGCAAATTCAAAGTGTCCGAATACGGCTTGTGCATTTGAGGCATTAACAATCTCCATAGTCTGTTCATAGTTGCCCGAACAAATCCAAGGAACTAGTAGTAGGTTTTTACCATCAACGATAATATCTTCTGTCTCAGAATAGGTAATTACGTTAGGATATTCTCGTAGTAGCAGATCAAGTGCATTGACTTCATTGGTGTTCTTGAAGAATGTGTCGTGGTTTCCTGCAAGCATGTGAACGTCGATACCAAGATCGGCAGTTCGATCGAAGAAATATTCTTTACACTTCTTCAGTGTATTAAAATTAATGTATTTCCGACGATCAAAAACATCTCCTAAGTGGATAATCGTTTTGATCTGTTCACGCTCAAGATGGGGGAAGAAAACTTCTGTATAGAATTTATTAAAGAAGTTATCAAACGGAATTGAATCCGATCGTGCACCAAAGTGGGTGTCCGTGATTAGTGCAACTTTCATGCAGTACGAATCGCCTTACGAATATCTGCATAAAATTCATCGAGGATTGCTCGCACCTTTGCCTTTTCAGAAGGTGATGCGCCCGTGATGTTAACAAAGATGTTACTGTTCAATGAAATTTCACCTACACCATCATCTTTATCTTCGTCCATATCGTTATGGAAAATTTGTGTTTGAATTTTCATAATAATCTCACTTAGCAGGGGTTGATACGGTAGCAGGAGCAGGTTCATCAACCGCATTCTGAATTACATCGACGGCTTCAACTGCAGGAACTTCGCCATCAGCAGCAAGATGCACAAGGTTAATCCGCCCATCACAAAGCATGTAATGTTGATCTACACCAAGACGACTGGATTCGAGATAGATGCAACCTGAATTCTGTCGAGTAACTTGTGATACGTTTTCTTCGTGTTGTCCGACAATATAAAATAGAAGGAGCAGTGGAATACCAAGACCTGCAGCAAACAAAAGACCAGTGGTATTTTCAGAAACCCATTTAGAAAACTTATTCATATAACATAAACTCCTATAAACTGTTTATAACTTCAATACTAAAACAACTATACCCTAAACTTGGTCAAGAGTCAAGGTTTTTTTCTTCTTTCTTATCAAAATATTTTGGTCGACGTTTTGGCATGGGATTCTTTGGTGGTTGATTCTCAAAGGAATTATCATGCGAATCATCGATTTGCTTACGAAGATATTTGATAAACTCATTGGTATGCTCAGAACCATCTGTATCTTCGGTAATGATACTGCTGATATCTAGATTCTGAATGTAGCGATACTTGGTCGCCATATGCTTCTTCTCTTTCTGGATTCGACGCAGAAAAGCATAGTATGTAATTTGAGTAAAGTAGGCAAAGGGATTTGAGGATTTGGCGGGATCGAAGTTGTCAACATAAGTAATGCAGTTTTCAATACCATCTAGTACCATCTCTTCTCGATAGGTATAGTTGATAAAGTTTGCTTTATATGCGAGATGGTTTGCGATCTTAACAAAACACTCACCGATGTAGTTCGGGCATCGAGGTTTCGGTGTACCGTTTTCTTTGGAAGCAATAACCTTTTCTCGATACGCCACTATGGCAGCAAGAAATTCTTTGTTGTTCACGTAATGTACGTTAGTCTTTAACTTTGCCATTATAAATCCTCATTAATATAACTCCTTTATACCGCGAATACAACCAAAAGTAAATAGTTTTATTTAATTTTTTCTTCAATAAATCTATTGACTTGTTCATGAATTCACAGTATAATGACTATGTCGTCTATGAAATAAACCTTCTAGTTAAGTAGCTTATGCCTGTTAAAAAGTTCTGAATGCCAATCTTCGAAGACACCATCTTCGTCAATAGGTGGGTTGTCTCTCATCTCAATATATGATGTATACTGGGTTTGTATATCTGATTTTAATGTACCCACAATCATAATACTATCAGAAGCAATCTGAAATTCTGCACCCTCGCAAATCGGCAACCATGTTTTGAATGCAAATCCTTCTGCAGTTCCATTCGGTGTTGCGACTTGGTATGGAAGAATCTGAACAGGATTCTTTACGCTAATTGTTTTTCTAAAATCTAGATCTGTGGTTCCGACAGCATCAGTGGAGCACATGATCATCTCTCCATCTTTCAGTTTAAGTAGTCTGATATAATATTCAGTCATCAATCGCCAACCTTACAATTTTGTAGTTGAAACCTTCTTCATTATAAATTTTGATACGCTCGACCATATGATTCAACGTATAATTTTTCTTTGACTTCCAGGAGAGATCGTCACCAATATCAAAAAGATTACATCGTTCTTTCTGATTTCCCTTTCTTAATCCGCGACCAATAGACTGGAGATTTCTAATACGAGATTTAGATGGAGAAGCAAATACAACGTTATGGAGGTTACGTATATTTATTCCTGTGGAAAAGGTGCCGTAGGAGGCAACAATAATTGCATCAGTTTCTTTCTCGGTAATAGAACGGATCTGTTCTCGTTGTGTAGTATCTGTTCCACCGTAAACGAAGAAAACTTTTCGAGCAGTTCCTGCTTTTTCTTTAATCATTTTATATAAAACATCACCATGTTTCTCTACGAATTGAAACAGAACTAGCGTGTTACCTTTTTGTGTCACAGAGAGATTACGAATGACGACATTTCGTTTGTGGTTCTTAACCAACCAGTCCATTTCTTCTTGGTATGTATTATTCTTAACTGCCTTTTTAGTTTCGTCTGTATAATCTAGAAGTAGGCAGGTAATTTTTAAATCAGCAAGATCTTTATTGTCCATCAATTCCTTGGTAGTAATTACCCGATGAACCTTGCCAAACAGACCCTCAAGAATTAACTTGTGAGTCTTAGTTCCATCGAGAGTGCCAGTGGTCCCAATGCGAAACTTAGTCTTGGTACACTTATTAAAGATTGAAGTGAGGGACTTTGCCTTGAACAAATGCGCTTCGTCTCCGTAGATAACGTCGAATTCATCGAAGAACTTTTTCGGTAACTTGTAGATGGATTGCCATGTTGAGATAACGATGTTTGCTTGGTTTGATTTTTCAAAACCTGAATAAATTTTCGAACAGTTATTCGCAACATGCCACGTACCATCTTCGTGTGAATAATCGGCGAAGTCGCCATACATCTGTTCAACCAGCGATGTTGTGGGAACAATAACCAACTGCTTGCGATTAAACTGCTGGTGGTAACGCAGTAGTAGATAGATGATCAGGGATTTACCCGAAGCAGTAGGAGAGAGCAGCAGAGTTCTACCAATACGGATCGCATATTTGACAGCATCGATTTGATATTCTCTCGCCTGAATTGGACTTCCTTGAGAGGTAAGGTTCAGACTCTCGGCAAATTCTTCTAGATACTCAATGTCAACTGGGTCACCAATCGGATCCATTTTGACATCCATTTCATATTCGGATCTTGCGGCAAACTCTCTTAGATATGGAAGCAAACCAACGTAAAGTTCTTTGGTCCACATGTTAAACATTCGTGCTTTACCATCCCACATTTTTGCTTTATAGGTTGGCATGAATCTTGCACCAGGAACGTCAAAAGTAAAATAGTCGTTTAACTCGGAAGCGATCGAGGGATCACTTTCGATATTCAAATAGACTTCATCTTTCTTGGTAACTGTTAAGTCAGGCACTACATCAATCCGTTAGTAAACTTTGTCCACTCGATGGCATTCTTAATTTCCCAACCACGACCATTTAACGAACGGATAATTTGCTCTAATTGGTAGAGCATTGCTTTCATATATTCGACTTTATCGACACAACGAATAATATCTTCGTCGCAGTTAACAATATCTTCGACCTCATTCTTTAGGGGTTTTAATCCCTGAAACTGATGCCACCCAAGTTCTTCTAGTTCTTCGCGAGTCATTTCTCCGCGATAGTATTTAAACTTGGTGCGACGAAGACGCAAGTAATCCCCCTCGCATTTGCGAAGTTGCAATTTGGTATTACTCAAAATGTTTAGATATTTTGCATGCAGTTCGGCGATTTGAATCGAAGACTTACCAAGATCTAGTTCGTTGACCTTAGCATCTTTTGACCACATGTCTTGTATTTCAGATAGTTTCATGTTACCTCACAAAGAATAATTTAATCAGAATATAATTTTATACTGTCTCGATTGTATAATATCTATATTTAAACGCAGCAACGCCTACAAGATACTCAACAGAACCACCAGCAATATCAAAGTCCAATGCCTCCAGACTGATAGGAAATAGATCATAATATGTGATCTTGACGTTTGGGTTGTTATCCGAATCTAGAATAAAGAAGTCAGCGTCTGAGAAGTTAGTAACTGCACCTAGTCGTTTCTCTGGAACAGCTGGGAATCTATATGACTGAGACCTGTTCCAGTTCTTGTATTGATCATGATTTTCTGGGAATGAAAGACCAGTCAACCAATTATAGAGTTCTTTATAATTCGCCATATTTTCTTGAACGAGAAACCGAATGACAAGTTCGCCAAACTGTGGTTTCTCTCCTGGATTATACAATGCTGACAGGGGAGTTTCGGTTGTGGTAAAACCAATACTGAACGATGGAATATTTGCTGCTTGACAGAAATATGATACGTTTGGTAGCGTGTGAATCTGGAACTTGAAACCATTTGGTTTTAGGTAATCAAGATCGCTAGGTTGTGAGTTGATCCAAGATCCTTCAGTGATGTTTGTTGTTGTAGATACTACCATTGAATTCCTCCATTACTGTATATTTATAATGAAAAAAGGGGAGAGCATTTCTGCTCTCCCCAGTTTCTGCAACCCTCTCTTCTGAGAAGAGGTATTGATTACATAAGGTTAGTAACCTTAACACGACGATAGTAGTGGTTACGGTTGGCGGTGAATGTATCAGCGTCAGTTGTACCGTTCGACTGAAGAACGAATGGGTTAGCAATCATACCGTAACGAGTCTTGAAACCAATCTTAGGTTGGAAGGTGTTAGGGTCGATAGCACGAACCATTTGTAGTGGAACGTATGGGCAATAGAAGATACCTGCGTCATAAGCATTCGCACCCTTATAACCAACAACGTAGAACTGCGATGCAGCGCCAGCATTTGCTGAGTAAGGATCAACGTATACCTTGTAACGACCGTTAAGAACACCAGCAAAAGTATTGCCTGTATCATCAACATTCAGAGTTGGTGAACCAGAAAGTGCAGCACCAGTATCAAGCATACCTGCCATTGCAAGAGCAGCAGCAACGTCTGACGAACAGATAATGAAGTTACCCTTACCACGACGAGTGTCTTGAGCAATTACGTTCGCATCGCGTTCGATATTGAACAGAAGACCCTTGAAACGCTCAACTGACCAACGACCGTTTGAGTCAACGTCTAGATCGAAAGTACCAGCAGTTGCTGTCGAAGCAGCACCAGGCTTGGCAACCTTGTAGATCGTACGGATAACTTCGCGGTTGATTTCAGCAAGAATTTCTTGTGAAAGGATATTCGAAAGTTCCGACTCAGCGTCAAGACCGTGAATTGCCTTGAGATCCTGCGCTAGTTCGACAGTATATTCTGCCTTCAGTGCACGAGTCTTAGCAGTAACGGTTGTCTTCTCGATTGAGAATGCCATTTCGTTAAAGTCAGTTCCACCTGATTCGCCAAGTGCTTCAGCGTCTGTAGTAGCAATACCAGTACCTGTGGTATAAGCGCCATCAACTGGGTTTGAACCAGCATGAGTTCCTGTACCCGAGAAGTCTGTATCTGCTTCGTTGAAGAGTGCTTCCGTACCCGACTGGGTAGTGTATGCCGACTTCATTGCGAAGATAAGACCAACTGGTCCAGTCATTGGTTGAACGCCAGCAACATCGTATGCCATTAGGTTTGGCAACGCACGACGAACGAGCGAGATGAGGATAGGATCGTAATTATCGATCGAGGCACCAGTTGCGTTTGCAGGAGTTTCGAACAACGCAGTCTTTTCTTCTTGAAGAGCCTTTTGTTGGTTTTCGAGAACGACAGCAGTAACTGCACGCTTGTAGGAATCCTTAATTTGTCCCATGCCTTCATGGTTTAGGACAGGCTCCCACTTCTTTTGTAGAGATTCTGAAAGAAACATTTTTTTCTCCTTGTAGGGTTTTTTATTTCAACTTATTATTTATATTAATTTAGATTTGAGACGTCATTCTATCTAGTGCCTTTGAGTACTTCTCCATAAGAGGAGATGAATTATACTCAGTTGACTCATCTAGACCATCAGTCATCTTTTCTTCCGTATTAGGTTGTGCTTTAGGGAAATAGTTTTCTCTAATGACATTCAACTTTTCTTCGAAAATTTCTGCGTTCTCGAATTCTACATCAGCGACAATACTTACAAACTTTTCAGCGTCGGTCTTTGCGAGGTTTTCGGTAACCGCGATTAGTACGCTTTCTCTTTGAAGTCTTGTATTTTCAGCATGCAGTTCTACATTTGCAGTCATAGTTTGGTCCACACGGGATTGAAGGTCTTCAATCTCGACTTGCATTTCACCAAGCACATCATATTTCTCTTCAGGAACTTCAATATAATGTTCCGAAAACAGATTCTTAAGTCCTGCGATAAACGATTCAGTGATGTCAGAACGGAGACCGTTCTCAACAGCGAGTTCGTTTTCAGCAATATACTGTTCAGCGACATAAGTTAGGTAAGAATCAACCTTTTCAACAAGTTCGGTCTTGAATTCTTCCATAAGGGTAGAAGCCTCTTCGATAAGTGCTTCTTCAAGTGCCGCTACCTTAACGTTGACAGACGCAGAAACCATTGCTTCAAACAGCGATGCTGCCTTGCCACGGAATTCTTCTGACAGATTTTCGTTACCATCAAAGAGGGTTGCGAGTTCTGCTGAGAAATCTTCTTCAAGATCTTCTTCTGCATCTTCTTCATCTTCATCTTCGATATCGTCTTCGATCAGATCATCGTCTTCTGGTTCTACTTGTTCTTTATGAACGTTACCCTTTGACGATGGTTGATTAACAACCGATCTTGGGTCATCAACAGTAGTAAAGTTTGGTGCATCACCTGGACCAGATGCAGGACCTGACGAGTCAGAAGTATCCTTAGCGTTTACAGCAACCTTTGCACCCTGATTTTCGTCAGCATCACCATCACGGTCTTGGTGTGGTGCGTCAGCCGAAGAACCTTGGCGTGGTTGAGTTTGGTCGCCCGATGTTTGTGACTTAGATGCCTTTGAGGTATCTTTACCGTTCGACGCACCCATCTTTTCTGATGAAGATGTGACCGAATTACCTTGCTTTGGTGCGGTCATATCACCGTCAGAAGCTTCAGTAATCGCTTGCTTTCCAGCAAGCAACTCTCTGATTTTTCTTTCTACAGTCATTGTTTTCTCCTAATTTTCGGAACTTAGTCTTTTATTTATAATAAAGCAAATTTAAATTTTAGCAAGTCTGTTGAGGAAATTCTCAAAAACTACCATTTTTGCTTCTTCGAGTTGTTTCTTGCTTGCCTTCTTAATGACTTTCTTTGCCATATCAGATGCTTGTTCAGTCCAAAGACCATCAACAATTACCCATTCTTTATTTTCCATAATGCCTCTTACGAATGCATCAGGAGCAGAAGGATCGGCAACAAT